TGGACACAGGACATCCCAATACGCCTCTTTATGCGGAGTCGGAAGACATCACTGGTGAATATCCGGTTTTTGAAGATCATTTTATAAAACTTTAGGAGACAACATGCTCCCTGAAAAAGCAAAGCGAATTCTAAGGTCAATGGCAGCCTCCGGTGAATCGGAACAAATCATAATCGCTAATTTTTGTTTTGACGTCGCCGATTCGATGAAAAACGACGGACCAGTCGAAATTTTGAATCACTTGGTTGTCTGCCTGGGAGAAGTTTCCAGAGAGGCCAAAGCGGTGGCCGAACAGTTCGAAATGATTGCAACCAAAATCGACATCGATTCGTTACAGCCTAAAGACCTGCTCGTACTATACAAGCAGGTGTCCGAAAAAGTCATGGCGTTATACAAGGGCACGATATGAAAAAACGCTACATTACCCACTGCGACATGGGCATGGTCAAAATCTTCACCAAAGATGTGTCGTTGTTTTTCTTCAACAACATCGGCGACATCGGCACGGCCGTCGATGTCTATATTAAAAAGCCGAGAATTTCAAAAGAGCGGATAGGAGAATACATCGGCCACTTCACCGTTAAATCCGAGCATTCGGTGTGGCTCTCCGGCGACGACTGCGAAGACGAATGCATTCACATGTTTGGAATCGGACGTTGGTGGGTGCACCTAACCGCCCCGGCGCATCTCTCAATCATCAAACAAGACATGGAGGTACACGCGTGATGGGTATCATCTTTAGATGTTTAGGTATTGAGAAATCGCCCCAAAAAGAAATTGTTGACGTCGAATTCGTCTTCAGAGGCGATAGGGCTCGTAAAATAAAAGAGCTGTGCGATAAAACCGACAGCCTTACAGGACGCTACGATTTGTGGACCGCAATCCAAGCTGAACTTCCAAATGAGGATTTCTCGCCTGGAACAATCTGGTCAATAAGAAATAACGACCCGCTCATAACCAGAATAATTAGATTCCGGAGAATATAATGCTCCAATTCAACGAGTGGAACAAGACCACCGTCCAAGTGGGCCTCGAAGGCGCGGTCTTTATCTACGTTCACCGAATGCCATTCGCCGTTCGGGAATCAGGAACGAATAAGATCACATTCGTCAACCTGATCATGTGTCAGACTGGGACCCCCGCGCTAGAGTGTCTGGAAAAAATGAAACTCATGCGCTGGGAACTGGTAGATCTCATGCCGGATCAGTTCCGAGCAAAGGCCAAAGAAATTTATTACGCGGCAATTCTCAACGCCGCCCGCCGCATAGGCATGGAATGCATCAACCTCAAGGAGAACGCCAATGTCGATAACGAACAAGACAGTCCTGGTCACATTGAAGATCGAAATGCTTGGAATCGAAGAGCGCGACAAAAAGCTATCGACCGACGTCAACATCAATTACCTTAACGTCGCCAAGGCCGGCTTCTATTACAAGTGCAAGATCGACAAGCGGCACTTTCATGCGGTGCGGTCGGCGGCACATGTGGCCCGGATCTACCACCGGCAAGTCACGGTTCCATGGGATGGGAACTGGAGGCTCCTCGCCGCGGCGAAGTCGATGGAATACACGAATAAAATGTCGTCGTTTAAGATCGGGTTCGAAAATGCCGCAAACGACCTGAAGATGACCTGGAAATCGGTACTGGCGTCGGAACAACAGCGGCTGGGAACGAAGCTCTGGAACGCGGCGGACTACCCGCACCAGTCCGACCTGCTGAAGTTCTTCTCGTTCGCGCACGAGATCAGCCCGGTGCCCGACAAGAGTCATTTGGTGCTTGACATCGAGGCCTCGGTTGTGGAAGAACTGAAGGCGATGCTGGAGAAAGAGAACAACCAGCGGATCCAAAGCGCCAACCGCGACATGTACGAACGCCTGCTGAAATCGGTATCGCACATGGCCGATATCTGCAGCAATGACAAGAACGTGTTCGACTCGATGATCCAGGATGTGAAAGACGTTACCACGATGCTGACGGAGTTGTCTGCAGTATCTTTGGGTGATTCCATACTTGCCCAGACTTTAAAAGACGTAAAAGAAAAATTGACCGGCTACACTGCTGGCCAGATCAGGAGGGACCCACGTTTAAAGGAAAAGCTTGGGACAGAGGCTTCACAGATCGCAGCAAAATTGTCCCCGCCCGTAACATGAGGCTTGTCAAAATAAAACTCTGCAAAGACTCTAAACACGAAAAGTATATAGAGACAACATGCTTCTTCTTGGTGGGTGAGAGCAGAATCTATTTCCCGAATTCCAAATTCAGATCATATCAGTATCTGACACTGATAGACCCTATCGGTGTCTATCGTAAAAAACCATTCTCGGTAAAAGTGAAATCTTATCGTGAAGTTAATCAAGATTATCAAAGTCCATCCGGCTCTTTATGAAAAGAGTGAATATGAGGACAAAATTTTTATTGCAAGAATACACAAAGACGGGCTCTTAACTATTTATGAACCAATAGACTTTATTTCAAAAAAACATCCAGACTGGGTAGTTGTAAGCGTTTTAGAATATGAAATTTATAAAAATCCTGAAAGTATCTGAACACTCGGCAATGTACGCAAATCGTCATGTCTTCGAAGGTAATGTCTTCCTCACGGATACAGAATCAACCGGCAGAACCGGTCAAGCGGTATTCAGAATATGCGATCCATTAAAGATGTATAACCTGCCATTCAGGTCATTGGTTACCGAATGGTATATCAGCGTCGACGAGTTCCAATGCGTATTGTCAGAATAATAGAAATAAGTGACGGTTCTGGATATTGGGATGAAAGAAAACAAATAGAGGGACATTGTTTTTTCTTGTTAACTGAAAGTGAAGATATCATAAATGGTAAACATATAAGAGGAGGCGATTTTCTTGTAAGAATCCAAGACCCACTTTTACTTTTCAGAAAATCACACTTTTCACTTAGCTGTCTTAAATACGAAGAAATATGCAACTTATCCGAATAATAAAAATCCATTCTTTTTCAATATATTTTAACGAAAAAGAAAAACTCGAAAAACATTGTTTCTTTAGATGTACAGACTACGTAGACCCACACAGAAAAGAAGCGGATTTTATTCGTTTAAAATTACAAGACCCTCTTTCAATTTTTAGAAAACATCCATTCATAGTTAGCTGTTCAAAATACGAGGAGATACCTGATGGCAGAACTGACCCCGGAACGAATGATGAGCAAGGCCCTGATCAAACTGACCACCAATGACCCATTCTTCGGTTGTGTGGCCATGCGGCTTGAGGTCGAGGCGATCACCCCGGCTTTTGCGGAGGATTTCAAGAAAAATAACAAGTTCGAATTTTCGATGTCAACCAATGGAAAATCTATTCGATATAATCCTGAATGGGTTTCCCGCCAGCAACTAAACGATCTCGTGGGCGTGCTCGCGCACGAGGCGGCTCACGTCGCGCTGAAGCATCATTTGAGACGCGGGCCCAGACATCTGATGAAATGGAACACGGCTTGCGACATGGCCATCAATTCGCACCTGCTGGAAGCCGGCTATTCGCTGCCAGACTACGACGATGCGGCGAAGGCAAAAGCGAAACAATACATTGACATGTCGTCTGAAAAAATTTATGGATTGATTCCCGATGGCGGCCCTGGAGGATCACCAGATCCAAATCAACCACCACCAGACCCGAATCAACCACAGTCACCAGGCGGTGACCAATGGGGCCAAGCACCTCCAACTCCAGGTGGCGTCCTTGATCACCCGGAGATGGATCCCAAGAATATCAACAAACAGCGGGATCTCGAGGAAGAAGCCGACGGGAACGTCGAAGCGGCCTACCAGGCAGCCAAATCGACCGGCGTCGTACCAGGATGGATGGACAAAATTATTCGAGGCCGTCGCCGAGTAATAAACGATTATAGAGAGCTGCTGCGCGACTGGATGGAGAAAAGCCTCTACAAAGGCAACTATTCATGGGCCTGCCCGAACAGGCGCTACATCGGCAGTGGATTCTGCCTGCCAGGGTTCGCCCCGGAAGACGATCAGCCGAATTTTGTCTTTGCAATGGACACCTCGGGGTCGATCACAAAAGAAGAGGAAGAAGAATTTGCCTCTCACATTAATTCGGTATTGGAAGAATTTCCGTCGAGTTACACCGTCATTTATACCGACACCAAAGTCCGGAATATCCAAACAGTGTCATTTGAGGAACTGCCGGTCGAGTTGAAAACCAAAGGTGGCGGTGGCACGGACTTCCGCGACATCATGAAGGTGATCAAGGAAAAATACGTCCAAAGCGATACGCCACCACAGGGAGTGATCTTCTTCACAGATCTAGGCACGAATGCCTTCGGCGAAGATCCCGGAATCCCGGTGTTGTGGCTTGTGCATTCAAATACCGACGAAAACATGGAAGTCCCATTCGGCAAAACCGTAGTCTGTAAATCGAAGAAACAACTCGCAGAGGAGAAAGCCGAATGAACATCGCCTTCGATATCGATGGCTGCGTGATAGATGTCATGCCGCGAATGAAATTTGAATTGTTCATTCGTAGCATAAAGCACCTCAACCCAGGCGAATACTGGATGAAAACCAGTCCTGAATTGACAGACGAAAATTGGGTTGAACTCTGGGAAACGGTATTCGCTGATTATAAAAACACAAAGCCATATCCAGGCGCCATTGATTTCTTGACACAGCTTCATGGTAAAACCCAGAAGCCAATCCATTTCATCACATCAAGAAACGCCAAACATGCAACGGCAACGCATAAAATGATGCGGCACTACCTGAAGTGCCCCTTCACGATATCATTTGCCAACCGACCATTTTGTAAATTAGACTATATCGGCAAAGCTCAATGGATGGTGGAGGATAATCCAGAAGAAGTACAGGAGCTGTTGAGACGCGGAATCGGTGTCATCATGCCCAGGCGCGAGTGGAACGAATCGTCGGAATATTCGTTTTGTTATGAACTGAACGACCTTCACGAAGAAATGGACATATTCACAGTTGAGCGATAGATTATACACCAAAGACCCTGGTAAAAAATTCACCGATATCGAATGCCTTGAAGTTTGCGATTCAGAGCAGTTTGAGTCGCTATTGAACAACATCGGCGTAATCGAACGGCTGGCTGTTCTCAGACAATCCTCACCCCACAAGGAATTCTTTGAACAGTCGGCCGTTTTCAACTGGCTCCTCAACCGGGCGATCTATGAACTGGCTCTTCACAAGATGAAGATCGTGGAGAAAACGGTCATTGAAAGATTTTGATTTTTCAACTTGGTCAAAAAATCATCAAGAATGCACACTTGCAACTTGTTACTCATTCGATTTGGGAGATTCAAGAAGTCATTGTGGAGATACGCACGACGAAAAAAATATAATAGAAATCATAGAAAAATCAACAATCGTCGATATTTCTTTACTGATACAAAATGGTACAAATATCAAAACAATCTGCGAAATGCTCAAACGGGGGGACAGCAGGTTAGGGGGGATCCTGGATGACCGGCCTCTAATAAAACAAATAGTAGAGCACGCCAGGAACGAATTCTTAACGGATATTCTGACAAGAGAAATAAAGGAATGAGAATTAAAATACAAACGGCAATTGTTTTTAATAAATTTTGCACAGACGACTGGTTCCCACCTATCTTTTCAATCATTGCATTAGTTCCAGATAGACATTCACAAGAAACTTGTTACATATTTCTTGTAGATAATATGAAAAAATTTTCATTTACGATAGATAAATTTCCAATAGGAGGTCTATATATACCAGATTTAATGGACATTGGATTAATAAAAACAGCTCAACCACATAAATTTGTAAATATGCATGCTTTTAATAAATGCATAGAAAGGGTTCCATGGAAAAAGGTAAATTAACACCAAGATCCGGATCAAAAGTAGCGTCGATGCGATTCGCTGGTGGCTTTGGCCAACCAGACGGCTTCGGCAGTATACTAACCGTAGACATCAGGACAGGCGGCGATCTTTGCTTCGTACTAAATTACAGACTACACGATCACGAGACCTTCTGGGCCGTTGACCTCACAAATGAACAACGCAAAAAATTGGCAGAATTTATTTTAAGTTATGACCCAGTCTTATATGAAAAATGTTGATGTCATAACCAGATATGCCGAAGATTCTAAATCTTCAAGATTTATAGATTATAAAAGCCATCTAAGGGTTTGCGGTTTATGCGGTAAACTTTATGGAGAACATGTTGCAGAAAAATTTCACGAAGAATATCCAAACCAAGAATTCCATGAACATCGTCAAGAAACAAAATTGGCAATAGCCTTTTTCGCATTAATAGGCGGTAAATTTTATGATAAGGAATTACACCTCTACAGTTCCCGCTACAAAGTCAGTTGTAAAAATGGAACAACGCCTGGTTGAGGCTGGAGCCAACAACATCACAAAATTTTATGTCGATGGAAAATTGTCGGGGATTACATTCACTATCTACGCACCCGGCCGTGGGGAGTTGACCTTTAAACTTCCGGCACGAGTCGATGACGTGCGCAACGTCCTGGCGCGGCAGATCAAGCGGCCGCACAAAAAAACAATCGATAAATTATTTGCCCAGGCAGAACGGTGTGCCTGGAAGAACCTGTCGGACTGGGTCGATGTCCAACTGGCACTGGTAAGTCTTGGTCAAGCATGTACTATCGAGATTTTCATGCCATATATCTTATCAAAAGATGGCGAACGGACTCTCTTCGAGGCCCTAGCCGATAGCGGATTCAAACAACTCGAATGGTAAAAAGATTATCAAAAAAAACGATTAAATCAATTATTGAATACGCAGAAGATAGTCTATCAATCAGTTATCTGTCGGTATGCAGAAATTGTAATAAACTTCGTGGTGAACATTATGGTATGAGTTGTCGATACCAAGGAACTACATTCTTCTCAAAAGATAAATATTTAACACAAGCAGCAATAGGATTTTATAAAACGATATTAAAAGTGAAATTAAAAAATACATATATATCCGAACAGGAAGCTTTTGAATATGCAACCAGGCCAAAAAATTAAAATAATTTCTGGAAAATATAAAGGAAAAACAGTAACCCTTACCAAACGCGGATCGTGCGGATGGTTTGTAAAAGAACCAGAAATAGAATTCGTGTTTAAAGACGAAATCAAACCAAAAGATTCGAAGTGATATGATTCACCACCCCGCGTTCTTTATCCCACAAAAATCCTTCCGCTGCTCGCACCGCATCGACAAATCCGAATTTATAATGCCATGCATCGATTGCTGAAAGGGCCGGGATCCGGCGAATCAAAACTCCGGCTACCGTCTGAACCGGAAAATATTTTTCCTCGTCTTTTTTATGGATATGCCCGATATGCCACTCTTTAAATCGAGATTTCGCCATCAACTCCGGCCATTCGATCATCATCAAGTTCGGCAACTTGTTGATCTTCTCGCTCTGTCCGTGTGCGAACGCCAGGAGCGAATTCCCGTAAACTACGGCCTTCCGGTGCGCAGGCGAAATATCAACCTTCAAATTCTTCTCTCCGCGCCCTTCATAAAAAGCCTTGATAACCCGCATTAGAAAATAACTGGTCTCGGGGTCGTGATTCCCAGGAACCCAAATCAATTCTGTCGGCGCCACCTCGAGGCACATGTCGACTGCTTTGAACACGGCCATCAAGCCGGCTTCAAAAATCTTTGGCATTCGAGTATCGACATCCAGTTGATGACGCCCCTGCGGAGTCATGCCTTCCGGATTATTAATGTGAAAGAAGTCTTGACCGATCGGGAAAATAATCTTATCAATCTTATGCGTGGTCGCATGGGTCAGGATTTCCTCGCAAGCGTCTACGTAGACAGATTCCGCAATCTTCGTATCGTAGTCTTCTTGTCTGGTTTCCTTGGCCCATGCGAGTTTTCCAAAGTGGGCGTCATATAGAGCAATTTCAAGCATATGTGAATCTGTCGACGTCTTAAACGATCGTTGCTGGACCTTGATACTCATTTTAAGCAACCGGTCGATCATGTTTGATAAAGCGACATCGACGGGCTTTTTGATCCTGGGAACCAAATCGATACTTACCTGGTAATTTGTTTTAGGGACTATTTCGTCGTTTGGCATCCGCACATGTACCTGCCATGAATTCACCCTGCTACTTTTTATAGCCCACATCTCAAGATCGACATCTGCTACTGTTAATGCCTGCTCAACCGTGTTAATCGTTAACGAATTTATTGTTAAATGCAAATTATTGTCTTCAAGAATCTTCCTGATTGTCTGATCCTGCCTTGGATCGACATCGCCCGCTTCTTTTTTCAATTCCGAAAGAACCCTACGGGTCTCCCGGAGATCATACCCTATTTCGGTCGCCGCCAGCATGGTTGTGGGCCACGTCTTATTTGTCGAAAAATAGTTCTTAATCCAATTGGTTATCTGACTTTTCTTTGATTCCATCAACACCTCCAAAAAAAAGGGGCCTTTCGGCCCCAATTTTAATATGTTGTTAAACACTATTTTTTAGGAGTGGTATCTTTGACGGCGTTCGCTCCAGTCTTGAACGGCGGCTGAACACCACCCTTCTGCCCAGGCAAGATCATTTCGACATTACCCTCCGGTGTGTTGGTGGAGATTTCAGATGTAATTTGTTTCAGATCGTTTGGGGTCACATCAGGAGTTACGTTCTTGACGATTTTGTCTTGCACGATTTCACGGAACCGCTTGGACTTGACGGCGCCCATAGAAGTCAAAGCATTGTCGAGAGCGACTGCAAGATCATCTGTTGCGAATTCTGTCGTCCGAACGACCTGAACGGTGCTGTAAGAAGATTCTTTTTTGACCCACATCAGCCAATATCGAAGACATTGATATTCAGCCTCGTTTAAATTTTTCGTCTTTGCCAGAAGAACAGCATTGAGCTGGCTAAATTGAAATCGTACGGAAATTCCGGATCTTGGGCCGGTGCTGGAGACGCGCTGTCCACGGACACCGGTGACGTGTGCGAGTCTGTCGATCTCGGAGCCCTTCTTGTCCATCCACTTCAAAATTGCATCGATTGGCTCGAGGATTTCGGTCGGCATCCAGTCGGACTTGGCGTTGGCGCCCAGACTGGCGTCGAACTCCTCGACCGCGGTAACGCCTACCGGGACTTCGGTATTGCCCTCGCGGTACTCGCCTTCGCGCTCCATCGGGCGACGCATGATCGGGAAGCCGGCAAATTTGATGATCTCTTCACCACAGGACAAATTTCTTACGATGGACGTAACGATGTGCGCGATGTCCGCCAAATCGGAAGAACCCACTGTCGGATTTTTTAAATCACGAATGTTTTGCATCCAAACAAATGGGATCTCGCCAAGCTGATTCACCCCCTGGGCGATCAGCTTTGGTTTTCCGGTCTGCTTGTCGAATCCCCACTGTTCCCATGAACTCCGATACCACATGGTAAAAGAGCCGTCGGATTCTTTCAACTTCAGGTAGGTGAGTATCATGCGGTGGGTGTTTGGGTCTTTTTCGAATACCCAGTCGTAGATGTTCGGCAACAAATAAAGTGAATAATACGGATAGACTGACTTCTCGATGTCGGACGAAAGCGTCGGCCCGGAACTGCTGGGCTTGTTTACCAAGATCCCAATGGCGCCGTAGGCAGATGCGAACTTGTGGGCTTCATTGATCAGATTGTTATAATCGGTTCCCTGCAGGTCGGCGTCTTTTTGAAACAACGTCCACGGTTCAAAATTGACGAGATCACCCATGTCACGAGTAGGCTCTTTCTGGTTCATGTAGAAGTTGTAGAGACTGATTATAGTCTTTCCGTCGTTGAAGGCATACCCATCGGCGACACGCGACTCGAAGTTTGCGACGGATTCACGCGGATTACGCTTGAGCGCGTAGTTTATAAGATCGCTGCCGCCATCGTAGACAACGCCATACAGTTGCCAATCCGCCTCGAATTGTCGATATGTCTCATGCTTATATTCAAGGATTTCTCTGGTCATCACTTGTTTTTTGGCAGCCATTTATTTTTTCCTTTTCTTCGCCAACCTGCGAAGCGTTTTACGGGTAGCTCATCTTTTGCGAGCGATCCCCGAGAGCTTCTTTTTTGGTTGAGAACAAAATTCGGATATAGACATTTTTGCCCTTTTTGCTTGCGATGTCAGGGCGCCTTTTTTGAGTTTTCCAATCCAGTTTGCCATTTTATCACCTCTTTGGAAAGGATTTTGTGCATTCGACCATCATCAACAAGTAGTTTTGCCGTATTATGCTGATGCGTCTTAATCGGATGTAAAACGACTCCCTTGATCAATTTCAAATTCTTTGCATGAACGGCATCTTCTATAAAAAACTTTCCATAATAAATATGAAAAATGGTTTTGACGTTTTCCTGCTTCTCGATTATTTTACGACAATCAAATTTTATTTTTTTATATCCATCTGTTTTTAATGTTTGAGGGCTAAATGCAAATACACAATCCACATTTGCCAATGCGCCAATTGCTATCGCTCCATACCCACCCATCGAAGCTCCCATTGCGATAACATATTTTGCCTTTGATTTCTTGATCTGTTGCCTCACAAATTTTCCCCAACCATCGATTCCAGGATATCCTTCAAACCCGTCTACCCACCAATATGCTCGAGGATCAAATAAATAAAGGCGTTTAAAACTTAACTCGGACCAAGTGCCGAAACGATAGTCCCACTCGTACGTGGCCGCCTTCGCGTTGTGGCAATTGAATGCGACAACGAGCACGTCGCTGTCGATGGAATAGTCGGCGTAATAGGGTTCCAGACGGTGTGGCTCTTGTCTGAATTTTTCCTCCAGTTGTTTTCTTGCATCCAGTCGCGCCCGATGTCTTCGATATTGCGGGAGCTGTTCGGCTTGAGATACACTCCGTATTCCCATTTTTCCACTTCCTGAACCACCCTGAAGAATGAATGGAATTGATTCTCTGGATTCTGCTTTTTGTCCATCACCGGGACAGTCGCTTTAAGGAATCTGTTTTTTATAAGAGACGGATGCCCACAAAACCCTAATTGTCTTCGCTGAGTAATGGGACATTGGAAATATTTGCCATTCCATGGGAATCGATGATGGTCCCAATTCATAAGATGATTTTTTTCAGATGAAAACATCGAAAGTCTTAAAAGAGCAAGAGATTGATTCTTTTTAAGAATTGCGATCATTTCATCTATATCAATAGGATAACATGCCCGCCAGTCGTCCTGCAAATGAAAAACAAGTTCTGAAGTTGCGACAGAAAAAACGTATCTGAAGGCGGTATTGAAATCTGGTTTTTCAGGTAAGTTAAAAACGATATCATCAAAATATTCGTAGGCGGTATCAACTACCGCCATTGATTCGATTGGAAGCCCAATTGGATCCACATTGATAACAAGCCTGAAGTTATCCGTAGTCTTAAATACATTTTCAATAAACGAATCAAGCGTCCTACGAAGAACTTCAGGCCGTCTCGTTGCGGTCATTGCGATATCTATTTTTTCTTCTTTCCCTTTTTCTTTTTGCAGGCCATTGTTATTCACCCCCTTTTCGCACGATAACAAGCAGTCCGTTATTGTTGAAGTATTCATGTTTAACTTTCCAGTGTTTATTATTTTCAAGAAATTGGTTTATAGGCCGCAAGATGCCCTCCCCGCCCTTCTCGCCAACAACCCCAAACGTTACCGTATCATGGAATGCAATAAATCTTTTGGATCTATTCCCAGAAAATAGAAGTTCTTTTTCTATTTGAATTGCGTTGTGCCATGTATCGATAAAAAGCATATCGGTTTCGGGGGCAATCAATGTCCCGGTATCCGTGACATGAAATTCAAACTCGACACCAAGGCTATCTGCATAAGGTTTAAGGTTTTTATATGTTTGCAAACAAACTGGGTCGATATCGTATGTAATTACTTTTTCAGGTTCTGCCGCAATCAAGGCAACCGTGCTGATCCCGGTTCTGAACCCAAATTCGGTAACATGTCGACATTGAGCCGCAAGTCTTTTTAAAATCGGCAGATGTTCATTGATATCGGATTTTTGTCTGCAATATTCTTCGTACACAAGTCACTTCCAAAATTTGAGTTTGCTTCTGATGAATCTAGGTTTCCCCGCCCATTGCAAAAACTGGGAAGTCGAATCTACTAAATCGTCATGTTTCCACAAAGGGAACCGTGATATTTCGGTTTCATACTGAACAAGCCACGGGGCTCTCTCTGGCAGAAACACACGGCCTGCTTCGATCAACGGCGCAACCGAATCAAGCCTGATCTGCTTACTGTTTTCAGGCGGGAATGCAATGATCGGCATCCCGGTTTCTTTCCGCATCTCTTGAATCAGACTCTGCCCGGATCCACGGTCTTCAACGATGACAGCGACTTGCTTGCCGGAGATTGCACGATACTTTTCATACATATCACGGACTTTCTTTTTAAGAGCCGGGAATCCCAGACGATCCGTGAATGTTTCAAGCAGGTAGAATTCAGTATTGCTTTTGGTGATTCCCCAGACAGTGCAGGCGCTTGGGTCGTTCAACTGGCTTTCCTTGAAGGCCGTATCCCACGAGCAAACGATTCGATTTATCTCATATGGCAATGGGATTTTATGATCATGCTTGCATTGCTCAAGCCTCATAAGTGTTTCGTTATGTTTGTAGCGCTTGAACCAATCCAGATGCACCATGCCACCGGATGACGGGACAGGTGACTGCTGATATTGCGACGTCCATTCACGAGTGCCAATCGTTTCACGTATCTTGTAAAGAGTATCCAGCGGATATCGTTCCGGCCAAAGAGCTTCGCCGGATATTCTGCCGATTGCGTCGTTATCCTCCTCGGCGATCGCCGGCAAACTGATCACATGCCAATTTTCATGCTTCAAATCGTCGACCATGAACCCAGCCAAATCCTGGTGGTGCCATCTGGTCATGACGACAATAATGGCGTTCCCCGGCATCAATCGAGTGTAGGCCACCGATCGAAACCAGTCGATCAATTTTTCACGCTGCAGCTCACTTTCAGATTCCTCGCGGGACTTGACCGGGTCATCGATGATAAAGCAGTGCGCACCGCGGCCGACGATGGCACCGCCGACACCGACTGAGAAGAAATTCCCACCCTGAGTAGTCGACACGCGATTCATCCCGGCATTGTCTTTCGAAACGGTGATACCTGGAAAAATCATGGAGTGCATTGGATCCGTAAGTTGGTTTCTGACCTTTCGGCCAACGTCTCCGGATCGCTCGAATGAGTACGTGGCAAAAATAACCTGGTTGGATGGGTTGCGCCCAAGATACCAAGCAGGAAAAAATTCGCTAATTAGATTAGTTTTTCCATGCCGAGGAGGCATGTTGATGATCAGTCGATTGATCTTTCCCTGCTCAACCAGCATCAACGCTTTGATGATAGCGATGCAGTGTTTTGCAAAAATATAATTTGGGTTTTGCAGGGCGACGTAGGCCCCAAGATTTTTGAAGGCAAGATTAAATGGCGAAACATTCTCGAGTCGCTGTTTCGATGTCATCTCATTCCCGCTTCCACTATTTCTCTTATCTTGCTGGCAGGAACCTTTTCAGGTTCGGGAGGAAGGATGAGTTCTGCCTCCTGTACGTCTTCTTCGATTTGAACCCCAGCGGCCTGCATGGCCAACATGGCATTGATTGCGGCATCATGTTGGATTTTATCAAACGATTTTCCACGTTCGATAGTGAGTGTTTCGTTCAGCCCGACACCCACAATTTTCATTTCTTTCTCTGTGAGTTTCGTCCATTCCTCCATCCAGCGGGAACCTTTTTCGTTGCCCAAACTTCGGAGCCGGCGCATGCACTCGATCTTGTTCATCCTAATTTCATTCAGGATACGTGAGCGCTGGAGTTCAAAATTGGAAATATTCGAAGTCTGGAATTCTTCTGACAACAGCCTGAGATCCTTACCGATAGTCGCCTTGTCAACTCCCATCATGGACGCTATTTGGGCGTTCGTAAGCGAAGGATCGTTACGCAAGTGCTCAAGAATCCGGTGCTGTCGATCCAGACTCGAAATCTTTTTCTTTGTGAAATTTCGGCAAATGTCATTCATAAAATATTACCCATTTATTTTATTCTTGACAATTCTTACTATAAGTGGGATAAAGTGTCAATGATTTTCAGCGGTTACACATATAACCGGATTTTAATGAAATGAAATAACATGTTGAAATCATTGTGATATTCAGGTGACCTGGGTATCTTGGCAATAACATCAACAGCATGGGTGATCCGTGCAAAGGGCGTGAGCCATGAAGATCAAAGTTGTGGACGACAAGGTTGTATTGGACAAGGGACTCCCCGTTTACATTTACGACGACGGGACCGAAGCGGCATTCGATGCAAAAGCGACCCTTGATGGGTTGAACAAGCGAATCATGAATGTCACGGAGGAGAAGGAACGCTTTTTCAAAAAGGCGACCGATTACGAAACCAAGTTGAAGCCGTTTGAAACGATCGACCCGACGAAGTACCAAGAGTACGAGAAGATCGTGAAGAACCTGAACGATCAGCAACTTCTTGATCAAAAGGGAATTGAGACGCTGAAGAACACTATGCGTCAAACCTTCGACGAGGAGAAAAAGGCTGTCGAACGAAAATATACCACATTGGTCGAAGAGGAAAAGGCCGTCGCCAAAAAGTACGAAAACCTGGTTTACGACCTTGTCCTGAAAAACAAGTTCGCAAACTCAACCGAGTGGTTTGGAACCGATAAGTCAAAAACCATTTACCCGGCCGAAGACGCTGCCCTAATTTTCGGAAAGCACTTTGAGGTCGAAATCAAAGACAACAACGTCAACCTGATTGCAAAAGACTCAAATGGCAACGTCATCATGAGCAAAAAGAACCATGGAGACGTTGCGGATTTCGACGAGGCCATTTCACAACTTGTCGATACCAGAGCGAAGAAGTACCAGATTCTCAGGGGAACGGGGGCCGGTGGCCCAACGATCCACGGGAACCTGGAGATCGATGGCAAAAACATAGAAGAATTGACACCACAAGAGCGCATCAAGGCAGGTCTGAACCAGCGTTTCAAAGGACATTTCAGCAGACCGTAATTTCGGACACGCCTGGTGCGGACACATCTAACCAGGAGGTTTTTAAATGGCTACACAAACTCTTGCCGAAGCCGGCAGACTCATCAACGACCAGATTGTCCGCGGCGTGGCCGAAGACATCATTTCCGTAAACCCTATCTATTCCGTGATCCCGTTCACCCCTTACCAGGGGCAGGGCCTGATTATCCCCCGCGAGCTGACCCTCGGCGGGACCGGTTACGGCTCCATCGGCGTTGCACTGACCGCAACCCAGAAGGCGGCCGCGACCTTCACCACCAAGACCGTCACCGCCGTCAAGCTGATCGGTGACGCTGAAATGGACGGCCTGGTCCAGGTGCAGTCCATCGGCGCCGGTGTCGACCAGGTGGCGCTCGAAATCGCGTCCAAGTCAAAGAGCATCAGCCGTCTCTTCCAGACGGGCATGGCGACTGGCGGCAACTCCGGCGACATGCGCTCGCTGCACACCGAATGCGACCCGACCCAGTTCTGCACGGCGTCGACGACCCGTAAACTTGAGTTCGTTCTGTTGGACGAGCTTCTGGATCTCGTGAAGTCCAAGGACGGACAGGTCGATTTTATCCTGATGCCGGCCCGGACCATCCGGTCCTACAAGATCCTTCTGCGCGCTCTTGGTGGCACCCCGGCTGACTGGGTTGTGACCTTGCCAGACGGCCGCTCCACCATCGGGTACGAGTCCATCCCGATCTTCAAGAACGAGTACCTGTCGACCA